GACCTGCAACTAATTCATATTGCGGATATTGTCGGAGAAGATAAGCTGTACGAATTAATAAATACTCATGGCGGCTGCCGGATATACCTACCTAAAAAAGACTTTGAATATAAACAACAACAAAAAGCATACTATCACGCAATATCAATAGGGTACAGTCATGAGGACGCATTAGCGTATGTAGCACAACAGTTTAACCGATCGGTGCGTACTATCGGAAGTCATTATAGTATGGGGATGTTCGAGTGATAACTAGCAACGCTTCGGAAGTATCACTAAATATTCAAAACATAGGTAGACAGCTACCTTTTGCTATATCCAAGGCTCTCAACTCAACCGCCGAGAAGATACGCACCGATACGCTCCAAGGAGCTAAAGCCGTGCTTAATATTCGAGGCTCATGGTCGAATCCACGCACGAAGTTTGGATTTAATGTTAAGCCATCCACTAAGGCTAATTTAACCGCTGAGATATACACAAATGCGGATTGGATGGTGATGCAAGAGGACGGAGGTATCAAGACCGCTAAGGGGTTGATAGCTATCCCAACCGCGGAAGTGCGACGGAATAAGAATGATATTATCACCAAAGGAAACCGCCCTAAGATGGCTAAAGGTGCGTTTAAGATCACAATGAAGGACGGGAAGCAAGCCATCGCGAAAAAAGTAGGGAGAGGTAAGAATAAACGTTTGGTTATCCTCTATTGGTTAGAGAAGAGAGCTAATATCAAAGGCGTATACAAGTTCCATGATATAGGCATAAAGACGTTTAAAGATAACATTGAAGCTGATATGAAGAGTGCAATTGATTATGCGATGGCTACTGCTAGGTGAAAGGAAAAGTAATGAAAGTATGCTCATTTTGCAAAGAAGAGAAAGGGATAGATTTATTTAACAGGGATAGTTCTAAGAGAGATGGACATCGTGCTATGTGTAAAGTATGTTGGAATAACAAGAAAATCTATCATAACGCAAAGCATAAATGTTTAACGTATGGAATGAACGAGGGAGAACTACAACAATATCGTATATTTCAATCAATGCTATCAGAAGTTAAGCAAGCCCTAAAAGAATGTGAGTTTAAAGACAAAGAAGAGCCACTATGGAAAACTCATGGCGTATATACTTGTTTCAAGTGTAAAGAAGAGAAACCATTATCTATGTTCTTTAAAAATTCTAAATCAAACACAGGACATGACCGAAAATGCAAAGAGTGTTCATCACAAACGGCAGCCACAAGGATGCATAAATATCGAAATTCAGATCATGGGAAATCAAAAGCAAAAGAATATAGGTTAAACAATCAAGACATGATTAAAGCCAATGGAAGAGTTGGAAGATCAAGACGAAGAGCAAGAGCAAGAAACTTAGACGAGAAGTTCACACGCATAGATATGATGGAAGTAATGCAAAGATTTAATCATTCGTGTTTTAAATGTGGATGTAAAGATAAACTGCATATCGATCATCATGTGCCACTATCAAAGGGTGGAAGGCTTACATTTACTAATGCAGTCATACTATGTGAGCATTGTAATATTAGTAAGCACAACAAAGACCCTGAAGTATTTTATACGGTTAAGGAGTTGATTATGTTAGATAAGAAGTATGGAGTAAGACGTGATAGCCTATTCAATTGATATAGGCACCCGGGGTATGTTTGGTTCCTTCCAGCGCGATTCCAGCGTGGGTAACTCACGACCCCGAAAAAATTATAGTCACAGAATTTTTTAAGCCTTTACTTTTAATAAAAAAATAACATACCAAAGGTAAACTATGAAAGAGTTAAAAAACGCCTATTTAGAAAATGATATTTTTGTAATGGTTGAGGCATTATCGGCCATGATCGGAGTGTCAAAAATGAGCATAACAAATTATGTCAAAGACGGCATGCCATTTATAAATATTGATGAATCAAAAAGGAAACATTTTCCAGTCCTTCAATGTATAAAATGGCTTGCGATTCGTGGGTTAATTGAAATACAACAACCAATTAAAGAACGCGAAGAGTATGAAAATTATGATGATATAGATTCCATAGAGGCAAAACGTCGTCAAGACATAGCCAAAGCAAAACTCATGGAAATGGAAGTTGAAGAGGCGGAGGGGAAATTGATACGAGTTGAAGACGCGCTAAAGGAGAACGAAAAGGTGCTGGTTGCGTTTCGTTCGCGTATCTTATCAATGCCATCATCTATCGCGCCATCTGTGATTACATGCGAGACTGTCGCAGAGGCTAAATCTATTATTGAAAATGCTTGTTATGATGCACTTGAAGAGTTATCAAGATTAGAATGAAGACTTTTAACTGTAAAGTAGTATCACCACCAAAAAGGCTTACCGTATCGCAATGGGCGGACTCATATCGATACCTATCAAGTGAGTCATCAAGCGAGTCGGGAAAATGGAGCACCGCACGGGCAGAATATCAGCGTGGTATCATGGACGCATTCAGCGATCCAGTAATCCATACCGTAGTTTGGATGAGTTCGGCGCAGGTTGGTAAGACGGAGGCACTTAATAATATTATCGGGTACTTCATTGATCAAGACCCTTCTCCTATCTTAGGATTACAACCGACCTTAGAGATGGGTCAAACGTGGTCAAAAGACCGTATCTCTCCAATGCTTCGTGATACGCCAGCATTAAAAGATAAGATAGCAGACGCTCGGTCACGTGATAGCGGTAATACAATACTACATAAGACGTTCAGCGGTGGTCATCTTACAATCGCTGGGGCAAACTCCCCCGCCTCTCTTGCCTCCCGTCCTGTTCGTGTTGTTCTTTGCGATGAGATAGACCGTTACCCCGCATCTGCTGGTGCGGAAGGTGATCCTGTGTCACTTGCATTTAAGCGTACCACGACATTCTGGAATAAAAAACGGATGCTCACCTCAACCCCCACGATCAAAGGGGTTTCACGGATAGAAATGGCTTACGAAGAGAGCGACATGAGACGCTTTTACATTCCTTGTCCGGAATGTTCGCACGAACAGACCTTGAAGTGGTCGAATGTTGTATGGGGAAAAGACGATATTCACACAGCACGTTATTCGTGCGAGAATTGCGGCTCACTATGGAGCGATACAAAACGATGGGGAGCCGTCAAAAAAGGGCGTTGGATAGCCGAAAAAGAGACAAAAGGTATCGCAGGGTTTCATCTGAACGAGATTTATTCCCCGTGGGTTTCATTATCCGATATGGTTACGAACTTTTTAGAGGCTAAAAAATCAAAAGAGACACTGAAAACATTCGTTAACACTTCGCTAGGGGAGACGTGGGAAGAAGAGGGAATACAACTTGATGATAACGAGCTAATGAAGCGAAGAGAAGACTACGTGGATGTACCAAGCAGTGCGCTTGTATTGGTTGCGGGATGCGACGTTCAGGACGACCGTATTGAAGTAGAGGTTAAAGGATTCGGATCCGGTGAAGAGTCGTGGTGTGTTGATTATAAAATAATTTACGGAGACCCATCGAAGCCTAATATATGGCAGGACTTAGACACCGCACTATTGCAACAGTATCAAAATGAAGACGGTTACCCAATGCGTATCGCTTCAGCTTGTATTGACTCTGGGGGACACTTCACGGATGCGGTTTATAAGTTCGTCAAGAACAAAGAATCCCGCCGTGTGTATGCTGTCAAGGGTTCAAGTTCAGCAGGTGCTCCGCTCGTTAACCGTGGAACAAGGTCAAACAAGGGCAACGTCAAACTCTTTGCAGTGGGAACCGACACGGCGAAAGAGCTAATCTTCGCACGCCTTAAAATCGAAGAATTCGGGGCTGGGTATATGCACTTCAATATAAAAATAAACGATGAGGAATATTTCAAGCAGTTAACAGCCGAAAAAATAACGACAAAGTTTGTAAGAGGATTTCCGGCTAGAGTATGGACGAAAACACGACCACGTAATGAGGCGTTAGACTTGAATGTTTATGCCTTAGCCGCTCTTGCTATTCTTAACCCTAACTGGTCAGCATTGCAGGCCAACATGGCTAAAAAAACACAGCCAAAAGAAGATAAACAACCACAAATACAAGAAGAGAGACAGCAGTTTATGAAACCAAATAGACAGCAAAAACCTAGAGGAAGTTGGGTTAGAAACTGGTAATTATATAAAATTTTAATCTTTTCCAATTTTACGCTTACTAAAATGTGAAAATTATCTCAATGGATAACTTAGCACTTGATTCTCTATTTATCGGCGATACTGTCACTAAGCAAATTAACCTTAATGGTTATTACCCTGCTGACTACACTCTTAAATATGAGATAGGGGATATTACGCTTACAT